AGCCAGCCTAGTCACTTTTACAGGCTCCGCTGACGCGGCAGCAAAGCAATTCCAGATATTACAAGAGTTTGCCGCGCAAACACCATTTTCCCTGCAAGAGGTTGTCGGCGGGTTTAATACTTTAGTGGCGCGTGGAATTAACCCGACAATTGAGTCATTTGCTGCATTTGGCGACATTGCTTCAGGCACTGGAAAGTCTTTAAACCAGTTTATTGAGGCTATTGCCGATGCTGCAACTGGTGAGTTTGAACGTCTTAAAGAATTCGGTATAACTGCCAAATCTGAAGGCGACAAGGTTGCAATAACATTTGGTGGACTTACGCAAACTATCGGTAAAAATTCGACTGAAATACTTGGCTACCTTGAGCAGCTTGCACAGACAAAGTTTGGCGGCTCAACAGCGCGACAAGCCGACACTCTTAATGGCGCCTTTTCAAACTTGGGAGATTCGCTGGACAAGCTATCAGTCTCAATTGGTAACGCTGGTCTAAACGACTTTCTTATAAAACTTGCGCGAAATTCGTCAAAAGTGGCTACGTCTATTGGTGCAATGATAGACCGCCTTAGTGCCGGCTCTGGTTTTGCTGAAATCTTTGGCGGAAAAATTGGCGCAGCCGCTTTAGAGCTAAACTCCGCTAAAAAGGAATTGGATAGTTTTAACAATAGAATTCTTCTATACGGGAGAAACGAAAAACTTACTACCGGCCTAGCCGAGGCGCAAGAGCGTTACAACAGGGCACTGTTTGCGTTTAAAGGCCAAGGTTCCAATGCACTACCAATGGTTCCGTTGGTTGAGTTGCCAAAAATAAAGTCAACACCTGTATCTGTAGAAAGTAGCGAGGCAAAAAAGGCTCGCGAGGCATACGCCAAGCAGTTGGCCGACCAACGTGCAGAGTTAGCTAGCCTTATGACGGTTGAGGAAACCCGCGCCCGCAAAGGTATTGCTGAGATGTACCGACTGCGCGATGCTACCAACGAAAGTGGGCAGGCTTTTAGGAACTCTTACGCAGAGGCTAAAAAGTTGCGTGATAACGTTGGTGGCGCTGAGATGATTGCCATTCGTGAGACTGTAGAGGCAATGAAAACGCCTTTAGAGCAGTTTGCAGATGGCATCAAGACCGTTGAGGACTCGATGCAGGACATAGCCCTGCGGGGATTATCTAAATTGGAGGATGGTTTGGTCGGATTGGTTCAAGGTACTAAAAGCGCGTCTGATGCTTTCCGAGACATGGCCAGCTCAATTATCAACGACATGATTCGCATGGTAATTCAGAGGCAAATTACAGCACCTTTAGCAGGCGCTTTAAATAACGTTATTGGCGCAGCATTTGGTGGCGCATCGGCTCCGGCAATTCCTAGTGCAATCGGTGGCTCGGTTCAGTCAGGCAGGACACACCTGGTTGGCGAGCGCGGTCCAGAGTTGTTTATACCATCTGCTAGCGGCTCAATTGTTCCAAACAACGCAATGGGTGGCGGTGGCATAACTGTGGTGCAAAACATAAATGTAAGCACCGGCGTACAACAGACCGTTCGCGCTGAGATAATGACCCTAATGCCTCAAATCTCAAACGCTGCTAAATCAGCAGTTGCAGAGGCAAGATTACGTGGCGGCTCATTCGGCGCTGCAATGAGGTAAACATGGCAATTTCTTATCCAGTCACTTTCCCAGCCTCAATTGGCGTTAGCTCAATAAACATTCGGGCTAAAACCGTGGTTGGCGTTAGCTCGTCACCATTTACTGGGCAACAGCAAGTCTATAAGCACCAGGGGCAATGGTGGGAGGCGGAGGTGAGCCTGCCACCAATGAAGCGAGACGAGGCCGAGCAGGTAGTTTCGTTTCTTATCAAGATGAATGGTCAATATGGCACTTTCTTGATGGGCGACTTTCTAAGCACAGCGCCCAGAGGCATTGGTACTGGCACGCCACTTGTAAACGGTGCAAGCCAGGCGGGTGATGAATTGGTCACTGATGGCTGGACTGTAAGCACAACCGGCATACTGAAGGCCGGTGATTGGATACAGCTAGGCTCCGCTTCTACCTCTACATTGCACAAGGTTTTGGACGATGTAACCAGCGATGGGTCTGGAAATGCCACCCTAAACATATTCCCTAACTTACGTTCATCGCCCGATAACAATGCGGCAATCACAATCAGCAGCCCCAAAGGGCGGTGGCGCTTGGCCAGCAATGAGACAGACTACGCAATTGACAACGCCAGCATATACGGCATGACCTTTGCCTGTGTTGAGGCATTATGAGAGACATTACAGCAGGCGTACAGACAGCCATTGAACAAACAGAAGTTGCTCCAATACTTCTATTCGAAGGCTTGTTTTCTTCTGGCTACGTAAGGATTTGGTCAGGCTATGGCGATTTATCTTATGGCGGCAACGTTTGGACTGGAGTTGGCTCGCTAGGTAGCGTCTCGGCAGTTCAGGAGACAGCAGAGGTGCAGGCCAACGGCATAACGGTTTCATTGACAGGCATACCTTCTGAATTTATATCATTGTTGCTAAACGAGTCAGAGCAAGGCAAGTCTGGCAAAGTCTTTATCGGCTTTATGGACGTAAACAACGCGCTGATTGCAGACCCCTACATGATGTTTGAGGGCAAGCTGGACATTCCAGCCATTGCCGAGGAGGGTGAAACATCTGTTGTAAGTATTACTTACGAATCACGCTTAATCAACCTGCAACGCCCACGCGAAAGCCGTTATACAAACGAAGAACAGCAGCACGAGTACCCAAATGACCTTGGCTGTGAATATGTGCCAGCCATGAAAGAAGTTACCCTAACCTGGGGTAGGGCATGAGGGTAGAGGGATGGGAGCGCATCCTGCAAAACAGGATTGACAACGCACAACCTTTTGATTGGGGCACTAACGATTGTTGTATGTTTGCTGTGAGCGTTGTAGAGGCAATTACAGGCGTTGACCATGGCGTAGCCTACCGAGGCTATAAAACAAAGCGAGGAGCCGCCTCAAGGCTTTTAAAGGCAGGTGGCGTTGAGGCCATAGCAACCAATGCGCTTGGAGAGCCAAAACAAAGAAAAATGGCAAGGCGTGGCGATGTAGTTTCGTTTATGTCTGGGCAAGAAGTGTCGCTTGGTATCTGCAATGGCGATAAAATAGCGGCAGTGTCTGACGATGGTTTGGTGTTGTTGCCGATGAGTCATGCATTAAAGGCTTGGAGCGTATAAATGGCAAAGGCAGTAAAAGCAGCGATAATTGTTGCGGCAGTCGCCACCGGCGTTGGCATGTTGGTCGCGCCAGGACTTATCGCGGGAGCAGGCGCTATCGCTGGTTTCGCTGCTGGTACGGCTGGTGCTTACTTTGCAACTACCTTTGTATCAACCCTGGTGCTAGGCGCTGTTTCTAAAGCAATGGCCAAAACGCCAACAGGCGCATCCATTACCCAGCAAGACAAAACCGTAACATCGCGCCAGCCAATAGCGCCACACAACGTTATTTACGGCAGAACCCGCATAGGTGGCACGATTCTTTACATGGAATCAACCAATGCAAACAAATACTTACACGTTGTTGTTGCTATAGCGGGTCACGAAATAGACGAGGTTGAAAAATTCTATTTTAACGACGTAGAGGTCACGATTGATGGCTCTGGCAACGTAGAAGCAGGACAATACAAAGACAAGGCAAGGATTCAGTACAAGCTAGGCACTGATGACCAAACCGCCTTTGCTGACTTGGTTGCAGAGTCTGACGGCAAGTGGACAAACAATCACCGAGTGCGTGGCAGGGCTTTGGTTTATATGCGCCTTGAGTACGACCAAAACGTATTCATCAACGGCGTGCCCAACTTGTCTGTTGTTGTTCGCGGTAAAAAGGTTTATGACCCACGCACAGAGACAACTGTTTGGTCTGCAAACCCAGCTTTATGCGTAACCGACTACTTGACCAACAACAAGTACGGCATGGCGGCTGTTTACGCAAACGAAATAGACGAGGAAGCCTTAATTGCGGCGGCTAACATTTGTGACGAAGATGTAACCAAGGTGGGTGGCGGCACGGAAAACCGCTACGAGATGCACGGCTCGTTTGCTACATCAAGCCAGCCAGAAGACATAATTAATCAAATGGTCTTTGCAATGGCAGGCCGTTGCGTTTGGTCTGGTGGCGTTTGGCGCATTTTGGCAGGTGCTTATTACACGCCAACGTTGACATTTGATGAGGGCGACTTGCGTGGCGGTATTAAGGTTCAGTCTTTAATATCGCGCAGGGAATCATTCAACGGTGTGAAGGGCGTCTTTGCCTCTGTAGACGATAACTACATACTCAGCGACTTTCCACCCATAACCTCTGCTGCTTTTGTCGCCAAAGACAACGGCGAAGAAAACCTAAAGTCAATTGAGTTGCCGTTTACCACCTCGGCAAGCATGGCGCAACGATTGGCCAAGATTGAGTTATTAAGGGCAAGACAGCAAATCACGGTTGCAATGCCAATGAAGCTGGTTGGCATGAAGGCCAACGTCGGTGACATTGTGCAAATCAACAATACACGGATGGGCTGGTCAAGCAAACCTTTTGAGGTTGTAAGTGCAAACATTGCTTTTGGCGAGACTGTTGGCGTTGACATTGATTTGCGCGAAGTCTCTACTGACGTCTACGACTGGTCTACCAGCGAAGAACAGGCATACGACCCAGCCCCAAACACAAACCTGCCAAGTGGCTTTGTGTCTGAACCAGTTGGTATAAGCATTACAGACACTTTAGCTATTAGCGCCGAAACTATCATTACACAGCTAGTTGTTACAGTAACAGGTAGCGACGTGTTTGAAGATAGATTCGAGGTTCAAGCCAAACCGTCTACGTCTGACGATTTTTTAAACTTAGGCCAAGCCTCTGGAAATATATTTCAACTTGCAAACGTTATTGATGGGGCTATTTACAACGTAAGGGCTAGGGCAATCAACGTTTTTGGCGTTCGCTCTGAGTGGGCTACCGGTAACCACGAGGTTATCGGCAAGACTGCGCCTCCTGAAAACGTTACAGGGTTAACCGGCAACCTGATAGGCAATCAATATTTGCTGACTTGGAACGCTGTCCCAGACCTTGACTTGTCTTACTACCGTGTTCGCTACGCATCACCCGACAGTGGTGGTAGCTACGAAAACTCGGTGTCTCTTGTCCCAAAAGTATCTCGCCCAGCGACTTCTGTATTTGTGCCAGCACGAAACGGAACTTACTTTGTCAAAGCTGTAGATAAGCTAGGCTTGGCATCCATCACTCCAACAAGTATTGCTTTAGATACAAACATTGCAGCGGTTGAGTCTCTTAACCTTATTCAAACAATCAATGAAGCACCAGATTTTAACGGCACGTTTGATGACACAGTAGAACTGGATGAAGACGATGCTTTAGTGCTAAACACCAGCGTGTTGTTTGACGCTGTGTCTGGTGATTTTGATGACGCAAGTGGTTTATTTGATGGCGGCTCCGGTAACGTAGATGCATTTGGCTACTACTACTTTGCAACTGCCGTTGACTTGGGCGCAATTTACATATCACGTTGCACAGCCTACGTTAAACACACACGCTTAGATTACGTTCTATTGTTTGACTCGGCCGAAGGTTTGTTTGAGGACCGGCAAGGCGACTTTGAAGGCGATGTAAACGCTTTTGATGATACAGACGTACAAATAGAGGCAAGGCATACCCAGGACAACCCAAGCGGCACGCCGACATGGTCGGACTGGCAATCGTTTGCAGTTACTGACATAAGGGCACGCGCCATTCAGTTTAGAGCTAAGTTAAGCACGACAGACCAACAAGCCACACCCAAAGTTACTCAGTTAAGCGTTAACGTCGACATGCCTGACCGCACTATATCTGGGAATGATGTTGTTTCTGGTGCTGGCGCAAAGGTTGTAACGTTTGCACAAGGCTTTAGGGAAACACCGGCAATCGGCATTGGGGCGCAGGATATGCAGACAGGCGACTACTACGAAATCACCTCAAAGTCTCGCACGGGGTTTACAATAACCTTTAAAAATTCATCTGGTACGGCAATCAGCCGAAGTTTTGATTATGTAGCCAAAGGCTACGGAGTGGAGTTATAAGATGTCCCAACATGATATGAGTATTGCGAATCAGGGTTTTCCAGCTTTTCGCGCTGACTTAAACGACGCATTTCCAGCATTGGCAAGCAACAACTCAGGAGCGACAGAGCCTAGCACTATGTTTGCCCATCAATGGTGGGTTGATACATCTGCGACACCAAACCTGCTTAAGCAACGCAACGCCGACAATAACGCATGGATAACCGTTGGCAGCCTTGACCAAGCAGCCGATACTTTTAAAGTTGAGGTGGCACAAGGCGGCACAGGTTCTGCAACCGCATTGGCAGCTAGGGCGGCACTTGGGCTAGTCATTGGCACTAATGTGCAGGCAAACTTAGTATCAGGCACAAACATTAAAACTGTAAACAGCACATCGTTGCTTGGGTCTGGAGACATTGTTGTTGGCTTGTCTGATGGCGATAAAGGTGACATTACCGTCTCTGGCTCTGGCGCTACTTTTACAATTGATAACACAGTTGTTACAGATGCCAAATTAAACTTATCCGCTAATGCTTCAAATATAAAAACAGCATTAAACGCCACAGGCTCTGCACCTATTTATGCTTGCAGGGCTTGGGTTAACTTCAACGGTACTGGAACGGTGGCTATTCGGGCTAGCGGGAACGTGTCGAGTATTACGGATAACGGGGCTGGTAATTACACGGTGAACTTTACGACTGCGCTTAGTTCCAGTTACACAGCAGTAGTTACGCTACAAAGAGAAAATACATCAGCTAACTTTGCCAATGTGTATGGTTCTTACCATACGGATACGTTTTCTAGTTCGGCTTTTCAAATTCGGTCTATGTTTATAAATAATGCCGCAAGTGGTTATACAGACAGCCCTAATGTTTCTTTAGCCATCTTCAATTAAAAGGAACAATATGAAAAGAATAATCTATCAAGACGACGAAGGTGGCGTTGCCATCATTGTCCCAGCCGACTGCGGCTTGACCATCGAAGAGATTGCAGCCAAAGATGTACCCGCTGGCAAACCCTACAGCATCGTGGACGTTGCAGACATTCCAACCGACAGAACATTCCGCAACGCATGGGAGATGACATGATTACAGTGAATATAGGCAAAGCCAAAGACATTGCACATGATGTACGCCGCGCTGCTCGTTCAGTTGAGTTTGCTCCGCTGGACATTAAAGCAACAATTCCCTCAGAAACCGTAGCAGCCGAAGAAGCTCGTGCAGTTGTTCGCACCAAGTATGACGATATGCAAACAGCCATCAACGCGGCAACTACAGCAGACGCAATTAAGGCAGCAATGCCACAGGGGGTTTAATGAGTAAAGTAGCAGTAAAGGCTAAGTATCCTAAATGACCTATCTAGCGCTTGGTGGCTGGTACATTGCATCTAGCGCCCTGGGGTTTTACATTCTCTGGATTTTCTACCTTGCAGTGATGAACTTAAAGAGGGTTAAAGACGCTGGCCTGATGACTAAGACCGCGATGGTTTTTGGTTACCCGATTTTGCTTGCAGGGTGGCTAGTTGACTTTATAATCAACGCAATGGTTTTAACGTTGTTATTTCTCGAGTGGCCTAAAGAAATGACGGTAACTGCTCGTTTAAAGCGTCACAACGCAACAAGCACTGGCTGGCGCAAAGCTGTAGCAGTGTGGTTTGAACCTTTGTTAGACCCTTACGACCCCAGCGGAGACCATATTTGATGGAAAACATCGACCCAGTGCAATACGGCCGTTTGATTGCTCAAGTTGAAAACTTAACAACTAAAGTCGAGTCGATGGATACAGACATTAAAGAGCTGCTTGCCCTGGCCAACAAAGGGCGTGGTGGGTTTTGGATGGGCATGACAATCGCGAGCATGTTGGGTGGTGTTCTTACCTGGGCTTTGGGCCACTTTAGGTAATGCTGCTAGAGCTTGCTGCTGCCAACGCAGCCTTTGCTGTCATAAAAGAAACCATCGCCAACGGTGGTGACATCATGTCGGCAGGTCAGCACATCTTTAAGTTCTTTGATTCCAAGTCAGAGATTTCTAAGAAGGCAAGCGGGTCAGGCTCAGACTCAGAGGCGTTCTTTGCGCTTGAGCAAATCAAGCAGCACGAGATACAGATCAAAGAAATGTTCATCTACCAAGGCCGACCAGGTCTGTGGGATGAGTGGCTTGCATTTCAGGTGGAAGCACGGAAAACCCGCGAGGCGGTGGCTCGCGCTATAGTTTTAAAGAAGCGCAAGCGCATACGGGCAATTAAAGACGTGCTGACGGGCATTGCAGTGTTTCTGCTGGGGGTAACAGGCATTGGCGCTGTTGCTTTGCTTGTATGGATTGTAGTAACAAAGGGTGGTCAATAAATGGCGTATCAACTTGACGAACACATGACG